GGGACGGCCCCTTGACGGGGACCACGGGGCTGGGGACAAGGGGTGCGACGCCAGCGGCGTCAAGCAAGGAGGCCAATTCAGCCATTTTCTTAGCGGAAAACTTTGCCATGATGTTTCCTTCTGGCGCCGCGCGCCGACGTTCAGTGCAACAGTGCACACACATAGACTACATCAGTAGCCCATGTGTGTGCACTAGAATTTACCCTAGTCTCTGTCTCCCTTGCCTAGCCATGATTCTATCCATTTTTCTGTGGATAACCTGTTGATAATGTGTAACAATTCTAGGTGTTTACCCTTATTGCCATCATTTAGGGTTTACCCAGTCTTATATAAGACTAGTGCCTCATTTTTAATCAACATTATCTAATAAGGGTTTACCCTGGAAACCGACTAGGATAACTCAGGTAACTCTGAAATTATTTTTTGATACCTAGGTAGCCTGGATGATGTTGTGCTCACTGTAGGCCGATCCAAAGCGGTTCGATTTTCTGTTACATTTGACGTATAGGGTTTGGTTGTTGTATAATTAGGCGGCCGCGCCTCTGGGCAGAGTTCCATACTAAAAATTTTTTAAATTTAATCTCTAAATTTAGCCTCTGAATTTAGCAAATTACAGCGCTAATATGGGAAAAATTGTAACAGACTGCAAGGCAAAACCTGTTGTATACTGGCGAAATGAACAAAATACATGCTCTCATCACCAAGAAACAAATAGATGACCTTTACCATAGGCGGATAACAACAACCGCCCTTGCTAAAGAGCTAGGTGTTTCTATAGGCCATCTGTCTCGAACGTACAGAGAAAAGTGTACGCCTTCCACCCACAAAAGCAGAAGCCTAGAAAAGAAAATTCTAAGGCAAACAAGAAAAGATTACCACTTGGAGCTTGCAAGGCAGATACTGGCAAATAAACTTAGCGTGCAAGAGGCAGCACAGCAGGCACGAACACCGACTAGGACTATTTACAGGGCAATGGCATGCTTGAAGACTTCAAGCTAAAAGCTCCAGAGCTTCCGCCAGCTCTGTTTGAAAAGCCTAAACACGTAGAAACTCCGCGGCCAACAGTTTATGAGCCGTCCCCGGAGTTCCTAGATCTGCCAGTGCCGACAGTAGAAGAGGTAGAGGCACTTCCAGAAACTCTCCCAAAACCAAAGCTTAGGCCAAAAAAGCGGCGGTCGGCAGAAGCAGAGCAATTTTCTGACATTGATCTAGAGGTTGAATTGATGCAACAATACAACCGTACGCGTGAACTGCTGCAGGATGCTCGTTCAGAAGCTAAGTTTAGCGAACTTGCAAGCTTAACTAACACGCTAACTACTATCTTGGTGCAACTAATTAAGCTTAAAACAGATGTTTACAACGCAGAGCGCATCAAACGCGCTGAAGAAGCCACCGTTGAAGCACTTGCGAAATTCCCTCTTGAAGTGCGACTTGCGTTCCTAGAAGCCTACTACGAGAAAGCTATTGAGCTAGATTTGGTAGAGCCTGATGAATTTTGAGCACCATTTCGCACGCCTAAAAGCTGCTACCACTAGCCAGTATGGCTTAAACAACATCAGTCAGTACATTCAAGACAACGTAAAATTGAATGGAAAAGCGTATTCTTTCGAAAATTTTGAGTTTCAAAAGCGCATTCTTAACGATACCGCTCCGGTATCTTTAACGGTAAAAATAGCTCAAGTAGGTTTGTCTACCTTAAGCTACGCTCATGCACTTGCATGTTGTGCGGTAAACCCTCATTGGGGCTACGGTTATGTGTTTCCAACAGACACAGATGCGGCGAAAGCATGCCAAACCCGTATTGATCCTATGATTGCTGAGTCTCCAGAGATTCGGCGAATAGTAAATTCTCAAGTAGACTCTACAGAACTAAAACAAATTGGCTCTAGTTTCCTCTACTTTAGAGGTTGCAGAGGTAACACAGCAGCCTTGTCCATTAGCTTGGACTTCTTGACCATCGATGAATACGACAGGTGTGATCCGCTAAAAGCAGCACAATACGTCAGCCGCTTGCAGGGTAAAGCTACTAAAATGCAGCGCATCTTCAGCACGCCGACGGTGGAAGGGTTCGGCATCTCACTGCTTGCGGAGACTGCAAAACGCTATCGCCAGATAGCCACTTGCGGTAAGTGCAATCACACTTGGCTTCCTAGCTATCACAAAGATGTGAAAATCCCTGGCTGGGATAAACCCCTAAACGAAATCAATAAAATCAATATTAAAGATATTGATTGGGTAAATGCATCATGGCTTTGTCCTCGATGCGGTAGAAATCCAAGGTTTCACTTCGAGCGCTTGGAGTGGGTTTGTGAGAACTTGCAAGATAATTACGAAGCGAATGCTTGGTTTGTCAGTCCTGTTACTGGGCATAAAGTCGTTCCTGCACCCTATTTAGTAAATGTTTCTACAAAATTCGGGACGTATGATGAGTTTCAGAATCAAGCCCTTGGAGAGCCTGTCTCTGTTAACAACGAGAACGTTGGCACAAGTGAGATTCAACGTCTAACAGTTAAGGGCGATTTTAAAGACAGTTCTGTGCATTACTTTGGCGCAGACATGGGCCTAATCTGTCACGTGACGATCTTGCAAATTGGGCCTGACGGTTCTTTAATTGCCGTTAGGCGTGAGAAAGTTCCATTAGGCAAATTCGAAGAACGGCGTAGAGAGCTAATGTCAGAATATCGCTGTATCAATAGCGTACACGATACTCAACCCTATGTAGACTTGATTCAACGCTTGACAGAAGCTGATCCAAATGCTTACGGAGCGATGTTCACTACAACAAAAACGAGCGAGCCGTATACAGTTGTACAGAAAGAAGAAAACAGAGAAGCAGGAAAATTGAATATTCGACGGGTCAATCTTAACCGTACATCTATTTTTGACGGTTTAATGCATCTTATTAAAACTGGCATGATCTTGTTTCAAGATCAAGGCCCGGAGTTTGAATCTCAGTTTCAGCTTCAAATGGTAAGTTTAAAGCGTTTAAAAGTCTATGATAGGCACGAAGATATCACTTATCAGTGGTTAAAGGGTGATGGAAATGACCACTTTCACTTTAGTCTACTTTATGCCTACGTAGCTTATTTGGTTAGAGGAACTGCTACGGGGATAGGAATAGGAAGCCTTCCGCTGGTAAGAACATTCAGGCCACGTCAAAATGTCTCTAATATTGCCATTCCACAACGTTTCTCATGATAAGCTTCTAAGATGCGCGCATTTGAATTCCCTGCTTGGATGGCTGCAACAGCATTACCGCCGCTTCCGCCAGCAAAAGTAAAGCCTAAACAGGCGTCTATTCCTAGCCATCGCACACAAATTGCAGCGTCAACTTCCCGTATTCTTAAACCAGATGCGCGCCTTGCATCGACAGAAATATCCAGCTTGCGGCTTGGGGCTTCAACTTATGAAGTTATTAGAAATTTTGCTAATGCTAGCCCTGATCTTTCTGCTTCAGTTAATGGGTACATTCGGCTGGGAATTCCAGAGCGATACACTTGCTTAGCCCGGAATGTTGATGGCAGCTTCAATTTAAATGCTACCCAGCTTGCTCACGAAATTCTTAGACGATATACAGTCCTAGGTAATCCCGAGTACGGCAGCTTTAGCCAGCAGTCAGTGCAATCACTTAGCGAGAGTCTTGCGAAAGAACTTTTGCTATATGGCGCTCTAGGTGGTGAAATTGTTTTAGATAAAACCCGTCTTCCTACCGCTTTGGCAGCTTTTAGCATGTCCCAGGTGGAATTTAAAGATGATGATAAAGCTATTCCAAAGTCTGTAAAACCGGTGCAGGTTATTGCTGGCGTTGAAATTGACTTGGATTTACCTACAATCATTATTGTTCAGCTTGACCAGAGTTTACTTACCCCTTACTCGTCAAGTTACTTTGAATCGGCAATTCAACCGGTAATAGCTGATTCACAGTTCATGGAAGACTTGCGTCGTGTGCTGCAACGCAGTGTTCATCCTAGGCTTATTGCTTCCATTGTAGAAGATAAAGTTAAAAAGATGATGCCTCCAGAGGTGATGAATGACAGCACCTTGAAAACAGCTTACTATGAGACCTTGATTAGCGCGGTAGAGGACGTGGTAAATGGGGCGGAACCGGAAGATGCATTTATCACTTTCGACACAGTAGAGTACGGATTCGCTGAAGGCGGGCATGTAGAAGTTTCACAGACCCTGAAAGCAGTACAGGAAGTGTTGAACAGCAAGCTAGCAACAGGTGCTAAGACCTTGCCTGTTGTGCTTGGGCATACTTCGAGCAGTAATGCCAGTTCAACCGAGTCTATGCTCTACTTGCGAAATGCTGATGTAATTCGCAGGAAATTAAACGAATTTTACAGCCGGGCGCTTACGGTAAGTGTTCGGTTATTTGGCGAAGACTGTTACGTTGAGTTTCGCTATGACGAACTGAATCTGCGTCCAGAAGATGAGTTGGAAGCGTTCAGATCTATGCGAACCTCAAGGGTTCTAGACTTGCTCTCTATCGGGTACTACACAGATGAAGAAGCGTCGATTCTACTCACAGGAAATCTGCCAGCAAGCGGAGCCCCTAAACTGTCTGGGACTATGTTTAGGACACCTGCAACAGCAGAACCTGGAAATAATCCGGCCTCCAACACTAGTTCTGGAAAATCTCAAGGACCACAAAATAGAGACCCCAACAGTCCAGGTGCCCCCAAAGGACCAGCAAAATGATTGAAAATCTCTGGCTAGGCACGGAAGCCTCATATGAGGCTTACGAGAAACTCCTTGCAATGGGGGAAGATTCGCGCTCGAAGATGCAAAAGCCTACCTACTACACTGCTCAAAAAGGTGTTGCAGTTTTTCCGATCAGAGGTAGCTTGATTTCAGGTAAAGCTGGTTGGATGAGTTTTTTTGGCGTCACGGGTTACGACGATATTCAAGAAGGCTTGGTTCAAGCAGTAGCAGACCCTAAAGTTAAGTCTATTTTGCTAGAAGTAGATTCGCCTGGCGGGCATGTAGCCGGTGTAGTAGATGCTGCTGAGTTTATAAGTAAAGTTGCTAAGGTAAAACCTATGGTGACTTTCACTAGTGGCATGATGGCCAGTGCAGGCCTTTGGCTTGGTGCTACGACAGGTAATGTGGTTACCTCGAAAACTGCAGAGATAGGCAGCGTGGGTGTGCTAACTGTCCATGTAGATCGCACTAAACAGCATGCGGACAATGGCCTGAAAGTTACAGTGATTCGAGCGGGTAAGAATAAAGCACGTGCAAATTCTTATGAAGCTTTAACTGATGACGCTAGAGAACAGATACAGGCTCAGGCCGATCACATTGAAGGCATCTTTATTCAGCACCTTGCAGAACATCTAGGCGTACCGCTAAAGAATGCTAAAGCGCAGTTTGGTGAAGGCAAGCTGTTTATTGGACAGCAGGCGGTTGATGCAGGTTTAGCGCATTTAGTGTCGAATTTTGACGGCGCTTTCTCAATTGCTGAGGCTTTAGCAGGCCCGATGTGACAATAAATTCTGTTTTTGCCATAAATACTTTTCTTTCCCTCATAATCGCCCTTATCTGAATTGGACGCTCCGAACATGAAACTCACTCAAGAGCAATTGGCAGCTCTGGCTGCTGGCGCTACTTTAGCTTCGCTAGGTCTAGAAGAGACTCAGGAAACTGAAGAAGCAAAGACCGCTCGACTGGCAGCGGAAGCGGCTACGCTGGCTGCTGAGGCGGAAACTGCCCGGCTGGCTGCGGAAGCGGAAGCTAATAAGACGAAGCCGGAAGTGCTTGCTTATGTGCAAGGTCAACTGACTGCTGCGCAGGCAGAAACCGTTGAACTCAAGGTTAAGCTAGCGCAAGCTACCGAGCAGCTTGCTGCTACTGAAGGCTTGACTAAGATTGCGAGAGCTAGTGTCGGTAACATGAGTATGAATCTTGGCGGTGCAGCTACTGCTGGTGAAGCATTCTCAGGCGCTGCCTTGGTTGCTGAGCATGCGCGCTTAGATGCTGTGTTTAAAGAAAAGTTTAAAGTTGGACGCGTGACAGCTACCAATTCCGTGGATGATAAGAAACCTGCTAAGGTGGAAGTCGATCCGCTCTTCCTGCGTGTTCTCGAACTTGCCACCAAATAAGGAGATATTTCATGGCTCGTAATCACTTGATTGTTCCGACTGCTCCGCACCCTATTCCGACGACTGTTCGTTTGGGTGCAACGGCAGATGCTTCTGGCAATATGCTGGAAGATTATGAAGTCGGTAAACTGGTTAAACTAGTCGGTTCCGATCGGTATAACTTGTGTGCTGCCGGTGACCCTATCGAAGGTGTAATTACTTCGGTAGAGCAAGCTACACAAAACGGTTGGTCTGTTGGCGGTGTCGCAGCAACTGGGAAAATCTACGCTACAGCGGACGGCTTGCAAGCTACGGCCGGTACGGGTACGATTGCTTTTGGCGATTACGTGCTGGCTGGTACGGTGACTGCTAAGGGTACGCGTCTGACTCGCTTCCCGAAAGTAGTTAAGGCCACCACGCAAACGGCAGGTACTACGGATTTTCGCTGGCGTGTTGTCTCGCTCGGTACTGCTGCGACTGGCGCAGTCGGTACCGATATCGTCATCGAACGCGTCTAATTTAGGAGCACAGTAAAATGGCATTCATTCTTGACGCGAACGGTGGCAAAATCGATTGCCCAATCGACGCCACTATCTATAAGCAGGCATTTGACGCTAATCTGTCGGTGCCTCAATTCATCAACAAGAAGTTTCAAGCTGCTGATCCGAAACGCGGTACTCCGTATCAGCAAATTTTGGCTTCTGAAGGCTTGGTGATTGGCACTGACAATATTTTCGGTCAGCGTTCGTCCACCATTGCAGACATTCTGGACGGTAAGTCTGGATTCGACGCAGCGGCTAACACGCGAGATAACGCTAGCCCTTATGGTACGGCAAGTCGTTCGCTGTTCCCTAGCGCTATCATTACCGCTATCGAGTCAGTCCTTGCAAAAGATCGCACGACTGACTTGGGTATTTGGTCGCGTATGGTCAAGAATAAAATCACAGTTGCTGGTGAAACCTTTGACCAGCCGGTGATTGATTATTCGACTCCTAACGGTCCGGAAAATACTCGTGCTCAGCGTATTGCACAACTTGCAGAGCCAGCTTCGATGCTACGCTTTACGACTAGCGATCGTTTCCGCCGTATTCCTACGTGGTCGATCGGTGCCGAGTTTTCTACGCAAAGCCTGCGCTCGACTACGCTTGATACCGTGGCTATGACTATGGCCCGGTATTGGGAAGTCGAAAAAGATGCGCATGTTTATGAGCAGATGTCGGATCTGTTTGCTGGTGATGCGGACTTGAATACTGGTGCAGTGTCGGCAGTTACGACTACTTCGCTGGACTCGACGGCTACTGGCGGTGTGGTTACGCACAAGTCGTGGGTTAAGTTCCTTGCTCGCAACCGGAAGTATCGTCAGATTGACTTCTGTATTGGCGATATCGATACGTATCTGAAGGTCGAAGGTCGTACTGGTCGCCCAGGTTCGAATAACTACGACCCTACCCTTGCACGCCTTGACCCGCAAGCATTGGTAATGAATGTGCCTTTTGGCGGCAATGTCGAATGGTTTATCGTTGATGCGGCTGCTGACGGTGGTCCAGTGCCGGCTAACACGGTGTGGGCTGTTGATTCTCGTTACGCTATCTCGGAAGTTACGAATAGCGCAGCAGAGTACAGTGCTTCGGAGAAGTTTGCACTTCGTCGTGCAGAAGCTTTCCGGATGGATTGGGCATCGATTGCTTACCGTACTTTCGGCAATACGGACTTGAAGCCCTTCGATGTGCTAACCATAAGCTAATAATGGAATTCAGAATTTATGATGCGGATGGTGAGTGGTACGTCAACAAGGGTGTATTTCCCTTAGTTGACGGAACCGATAACACCACACGCTTTGAACCCGGCATGCCTGTGCAAGTTACAGTAACTCGCTGGCTTGCGGGGCAAAGTGCGCTCGTGAAGACTGAATCTCCGGTTAAGAAAAAGGCGCCTCCAGCCTCTACGAAGTAAGCTAAGACGCCTCCACTAGGAGGCGTTTTCACATCAGGCTGCAAAATGGATATTTTAGACTACACCACTTACGACGATATTCGCTCAGTCCTTGGCGTGCATAGTGAAGAGCTAGAAGATGACATCCTTGCTCTTGCTACTTATGCTCAGCATTTAGAGATTGAGTTCGATGAGATTGATGATAACCTGAGATCCAATTTTGATAGTGTAGCGGTGCTGCTCTCATGGACAAGACCTCAAACCAAGTTTATGAATATTGGCTCGCTATTTGCTACATACTCTATAGCGAATCATTTAGTATCTTCTTTGACATTGTTTGCCCCAAAGCGCATTACGGATGGCAACGCAGAGACAGAAAGAATTACTGACCCTTTTGCGTCAATTAGAGAGTCAATTCCTCAGCACTATAGCTTGATGAAGAGCCGTCTAATTCAGGCTTATGAATCGTTGTATGGGGCAACAGTGCCTACTGCCCCGACGTTTACGTTTCCGACTATCTCAATAGCCACAGGTCTTGCAACTGATCCGGTGACAGGTTAATGAAGCTTGCCAATGCTGCTAAATATTTTGATCGCGTGTCTGTCTATGACGGGTATAGCGATCAGTATCTATTTAGAGCACAATTTAGCAGTTTTGATGGAAGACAGGCCGACGGAACGATAAACAAACGTCGTCAAATGAGTATTGCTCCAGGAATTGAAGTTCCTGCACACCGAGTAATAAGTTTTGATGGCCATCGTTGGCTACTTGGAGACGTAAATTCAGACTCATTGTTTGATTCTCCATTGCGCCAAACGTATGTGATGAAAAGAGTAACTGGCCTATGCAGCCTGCTTACGCCAGGGCAAGCCGCACTTGCAGCAACTGGTGTGCAGGTTTATGGGCAGAAACTTTACATGAATAATGTAGAGGATAGACCCAACAAAGCCCAGTATAATTCTCAGTCTGATATTTTTCTATCTGTTAATCAAACGGTTGTCAAAGATAGTTTTATAAGAATTGGTACGTTATATCACTATGTGCGCAATGTTTTTCTACCTTTAGAAGGCTATAGTTGTGCTACATCAGATGATATAGATGAAGGCAATGTTACTATGCAGTTTAATGGCGAAAGTATTTATGTACCTTCAACCGACAGTTTTGTGACTTCTACAGTTTCTACAACTGGTATTTTTTTGGATTACTATCAAAACTATGAGAAAGCTACGGAAGCCGACCCCAAGGCAGTTCTTGGGGATAAGACGCTTATCGTGGCAGCTTCAGCAATCACGCCTTTGGCAGGGCAGACAGTTGTCTCACTTGGTAAGACTTGGAGAATCAAAACTGTATACGCTTACTTGGACGCTTGGAGACTCCAAGTCGCATTAGCGTGAGTTTGTACAATACGTCGACAGTGCGAGATGCTTTTAGAAGCATGGATTTGACCTTAGAGCGGCAAAAGAAGATTGTTACTGATAAGTACCGAGAAGTTATCGCTACGATTCTCGAAGATGTTGTTACGCACACACCCCAGTTTACTGGAAATCTTGCTCAAGCCTGGGAGATTGAATTTGGCATACATTCAGCTACTGGGCAACAGAAGTATACTGCACAAGACAGGCTGATTAAATTTTACAAATATACACGTGATCAGTATAGGCCTTTTGTGCGAGGACAAAACCCTGCAGTTGGTGAAGCATTGTCTAGGGAGCTTCCTAAACTAGAAAGCTTACGCTGGAATTCTGTCGTTAAGGTAGTGAATAGACTAGAATATTCTGATGAAGTTGAAGAAGGTATAGGGCCAGAATCTCCTAGTACTGGAGACATTAACGAAATTCGGCCGGAAAATCTTTATCGAGGGAAAGTTTTTATGGCAAATTATGCTGCTATGAAGTATAGTAACCCTAAATACTTAGTCAAGATTGTTAAAAAATGAGCAGAGAAACTGCAAGACTTGCGATAACTAATCGCATGGAAACTCTAAGAGCAGCTTGGAGTGCTTATGCGCTCATTGTTGAGTACGGTAATCAAGACCTTATCAATTACTCGACACAAGTCAATCCTTTTTTGACTTGTGAGATTAAATATGTAGGTGGTGATCAAGTAGATTTAAATCCCCGACCTACACACAGGGTATTTGGCATGATTGAATTGGATGCTTGGGTTAAAACCGGCAGCGGGAGTAAATCTGCTAATGATTTGTTAACTCACTTTTTCCCAAGTATGCATATGACAGATGCGATGCTCCCGGTAAGAACTTTCGCTGCGGACTTTCTACCTTGCCGGAAAAAATTAGGTTGGGTTTCGGAAAGTGTCGGTATACCTTTCTATTTCGATACACTCTATTGACACATTACATCGGATTTTTCCAGTTGACAAACCGAAACCTTTTTTGGTTTAGTTGACCTTCTTTGAGCCTTTATAATGAGGCAAGTTACCGTAGATTATTTTGGAGCAATAAATGGCCTTAGCCTCTACCAGCCGCATTAATTTGCGCTACAAGCCTGAATCCACTTTTGGTGTTATTGCCTCTGCAGGCAATTCATTTGACTTGCGTGTTACCGGTGAGAGTCTTAAGTTTGATCTTACCAAGGAAATGTCCAAGGAGATTAATGCTGCACGTGCTGTCAGCTCTGCTGTGCCTGTTGGTGCAAGCGCTAGTGGCGGTATCCAAGGTGAGATGCAGTACGGGGAATTTGATCCGTTGATGATTGCAACTTTGCAAAACCCCATTACAGCATACGGCACTAATGGTGTTGGTGCAACGTTTACCGCTACCTATACCAGTACAACAATTACTGCTGCAGTCGCTCCTACCGGCAGTAGCGCATTCACAGGCCTTCAAGCTGGGCAGTGGTTCATTATTCAAGCAGCCACAGGCTTAAACGCTGGCACGGTATTTCGTGTTAGTAAATCAGTTGCCCCTACTACTACGGTTATTACGCTTGATGCAGGTACGCCTGCCCAAGTGGAATCTACGATCGCTAGCACGTCTGTTGCTACTTCACGCTTGACCAACGGAACTACGCAAACCAGCTTTTCGATTGAGCGTCAGTCGCTGGACACTGCTCAGTATTTTGCTTACTTGGGCCAGACGCCCAGTAAGATGAGTATCAACATTGCTTCTGGAGCATTGTCTACGATTAGTTTTGATTTTATGGGAAAAAGTGCTGTCCGTAACACGTCTAGTAACTTGCCAGGATCGGTTACTGCTTCGTTAGCTTATGACATTCACTCTGGTGTGACTGGATTAGAAACTCAAGTTTGGGAAGGCGGTGCCCCGCTGACAGGTACTTATGTTAAGTCATTGACTTTGGATTATGATAACGCTCTGCGCATGCAAGAGGCTATCGGTACCTTGGGGGCTGTTTCGGTTGCTTCTGGGCAGATTGTTGCCAGTATGAAAGCCAGTGTTTACTTTGCCAATGGCGCAATTTTCGATAAGTTTTTGGCGAATACCTATACTGAGTTTTGTTTTAGCTCTTTTGATACGTCAAACAACGGCTATGTTTTTACTGCTCCTCGTGCCAATATCTCTAGCTACAGCATTACTGCTGGTAGCAAGGACCAAGACTTGATGGCTGATATTGACATTATGTTGCTGCGTGATGCAGGGAATGCGACAGCAGGCCTGCGCCAAGTTCTGTTTATCGATCGTTGCGGTGCAGCCGTTATCCCGTAAGTTTTTGGGTGTGGGTGTGGGTGTAAGTTTGAGGGGCTTCGGCCCCTCTTTTTGTGTGGTACACTTTCGTTTCCACCCACCACACCTAAAAGGTAACACATGTCTGAAGATACTACGGTTGACTTGTTTGAAGATTTTGCAGTTGATGACACAAAAGAATCGGAAGGCGTTTGGGAAACTTACAAGGGTGATGTAAAGTTTCTGATTGCACGTGCTCACAATCCAGCCTATGATCGCCAGATTAGTTCACAGATCAAGAAACATGATCGCTTGATTCGCAGTGGCACTCAAGCTGCGGATGAAAAGAGTGAAGAAATTTTGGTCGATGTTATGGCTAAGACTGTTCTGCTGAATTGGTCTGGACCTGTGGTTATCAAAGGCGAAGCAGTTGGTGAATACTCGGTTGCCAAGGCTAAAAAGCTGCTTGCGATCAAAGCTTTTCGTCAATGGGTTGCTAGCATTTCTGAAGACTTTGGACGTTTCAAAGCTGTGCAAGAAGAGGAAGAAGAGGGAAAGTAATTGCTTTTCTAGAGTGGCAGATTAAGTGGGGTGAGCAGTATGAGTTTCTTTCTGCTGAGAAAGAACGCACAGGCTTCTCTCCTCCTGCTCTAGAAAACATCCCTTGGCTAGATGGCTATCTTCAAACCTACTACGGCATCTACCTTCAAGTAAGCAAGAGCAGGCCACACGGCCACGGCGGCCCGCTTGCAATAACTGATCGGAATGTTTTAGACTACTTTGAACGGCACAATATAGAGCTAAATTTGCGAAAAGACCTGTCGGACTTTATTGACAGAATTGACGTGATTTGGCTCAAAACGATGCACAAAAAGGCAGAGGCTGCCCAGCAAGCGCGGGAGGCCGCTGAAAAACGCAAGAATCAGGCTGTGAAGCCCGGTCGCTAGAGTACAATCGGGCAGGTTTACCCTGCCCGATTCCACATGTCCGAACTCATTATTCAGCAGAATGAAGCGACTACTAAATCGGTAGTTGATCTTGCTAATGCGTTCGAGAGTTTAAAAGGCAAAATTCCTGCCGTCAATAAAGTAGCTCTCGCTTCTTTATTGGAACTTCAAAAAATTACTGCAGGCCTTGACACGCTCAAGGTTGATCTACAGAAACAGCTAAGCAATATTGTGGTAGGTCTACAAGGCTTGCCTATTGAAATCGCACGCGCTATTGCTGATAGTGGCGGAATGTTGCGTAAAGCGGGGCAGCAGATTGGGCAAGGCCTGGAACTGGGTGTTAAAGAAAGTACAGACAAGGCTGTAATGACTGCCAAATCTGAAACTGCGCGGCTACAGAAAGTTTATGAGGCTGCTGCAAGGGAGGCAGCGGTAACAGGTCAAACGATATCGGCTTATTATTTAAGCTCGTTGCAAGGTACAGGTGTTAAGTTATTTCCTGGGGATAAACTGCGTATGCAGGAGTACGCGGAAACACAGAAAACTTTCAACGCAATGCTGCGATCCAGCTTTGTGGAACAAAAAGCTCTTCGTGCAGACCTTTTGAAAGAGGTAGACAAAGGGGCTAAAGAGATAGCAGATGCTAGAGCTAGAGCGGCTGCAAAAGAATTGGCAGATGGAAAGTCGTTTTTACTGAACTGGGCTAATCAGCAAAAAGAAAGAATCTCATTTGAAAAAGCTCTTCGTGCGGACCTTTTGAAAGAGATTGAGGTTACAGCGAATAGTGTGCTTGCTGCACGCATGCGGGCAGCTTCTAATCCTAGGGCTGTTCTTCAAGTCGCGCAAGCTACAGCTAGCTCATCTGGAAATTTTAGTTACCTAAGTGGTGCTAACACTGGAGCCACTAGAGATGAGGTGCTTGCAGCTAAAGCGCTTGTTGATGCGAATAAAGCTCTCGGCTTATCGCATACAACTTCCGCTTCCCAGGCTGTAAAGCACGGGGCTGCTTTACAGCGTTTTGGCATAGATGCTAATGACGCTCACAGTGCAGCGAGGGGCCTTGCATCCGGATTCGGCGCTCTTTGGCTTACCTGGGGTAACTTAGGGCCCTTGTTAGCTGGAGCAGCGCTGTCTAATAGTTTTGTACAAACTATCAAGTTGGGTGCACAAGTTAATCAGACGTTGGATGCAATGGCTGCTTTATCAGAGCTAAGCGCATCTACAATGGAAAAACTTAATGTTCAGTTGCTGGACATCGCTAGAAACGGGCCTTTTGGGCTGGCTGAAACCGCTGAAGCAATGAAGACCTTAAGCCTTGCAGGCTTGAAAGCTGTTGAAGTTACATCCGTGCTTCCTCAGGTACTTAATTTTGCTATTGCTGGTGACACTTCAATCCAGAAAGCTGCAGATGTATTAACGTCTGTTGGTGTGGCTTATGGGTATGCTGCTAATAGCTACTCGATCGTAGCTGATATAATTGCTAAAGCTGCTGCTGAATCTAAGGGCTCCATTGAGAATTTAGGGGAAGCTTTCAAAGCTTCTACTGTGCTAGCTTCACAGTACGGCGTAGCGCTGCAAGATACGGCTATCGGTTTGGCCGCGCTTGCGAATGTAGGAGTTGTTGGAAGTGCAGGGGGCACCGCGCTTCGTAATTTCTATGTAGATCTTGCGGGAAGAACTAAGCAACAGACTGAGTTGTTGAGAACCCTGGGGCTTTCATACGAAGATTTGACAGTCAAAGGCACTAAAAACTTTAAAAGTATTCTGGAAATCGTTAGTCAAGTCAATACAGCTATAGAAAAATATTCCAGTAAACCTACAGATGTGCCCACCCAAGAGGGTAAAGCTTTTGTAGATAGAGCAGGGAAGGCTTATAGTGCTATTAAAGATCTACTTGCTGCCGAGCGCAAGTCTTTAGATGATGCTCGCAAGAAATTGGCAGAAACTACCGGGACTTCCTTGAAGCAACTTGCCGCTACAGATGCGGAAGCCATTGCTTCAATCTACCAGCGTTTCAGTGATAATGCAGGATTTGCCGCACTAGCTGCAGCCAAGGTTTCTACGTCTGCGCTGAACCAGATGAAATCTGTGTCCTCTGCGGTACAGGCTGCAGCATTTGAAACATTTTCAGAATTAGAAAATGCCATTATAGGAGCCAGTGGCGAGTTAAAGAAGCTTTTTAATTCCGAAGGCTTTAAATCTGGACTAACTGCGTTAGTTACAGGAATAGCTGAATTTACATCTTTCTTGGTGCAAAATCTAGAAGTCATTGGAAAACTTACAGCAGCTTATCTGGTCTTTAAAGCAGCCACACTGTCTGGCGCTATTTTTGCAGGATTAGCCTCTAGTATTGCGTTGGTAACAGCTAATGCTGCAGCGCTTACGGCAGGTCTAGCTGCTGGTACAGTTACGCAAATAACTGCTACAGGTGCTTCTGCGCTACTAACTGTTACGCGATTTAGCGGGTTGCTTGCTGTGTTAGGCCCTTTGGCAGCCTTTATGGCCGGCCCTTGGGGTATTGCGATTGCTGGCGTAGTGGCTGGTTTGTCTGCGCTAGTGTATTTTAGCAATAAGGCTAATCAGACTGTAGAAGAGTATCCGTTTGCAAAAGCAAACGCTTATATTGACAGCCTGAAAAAACAAACTGATCAAATTAACTTGCGCATTGAAGCTTTGCAACGAGGCATGACTGTAGAAGATATTGCCAATGATCGCGCAGGAAAGGCCGAGAAATTAAAAACTGAACTTGCTTTTGAGCGGCAAATATTGCAAATTCAAACTGAAAAAGATAGGCTGCTAGACCGAGCTAATAAAAGTTCTGTCAGTGAAACTAGTATTCGAAACAGTGCTCCTTTTAGAGAGCTGGAGAATAGACGTGAATTATTAGTTAGAACTAAGGCTGCTCTTACTCAAGAGACCCAACTGAGAGAAACTGAAACAAGGACTAGAGCAGCAGTTGAAAAAAAGATGCTAGAAGACCGGGCAGCTACTCGCAAAAAAGCGGAAGAAGAAGAACTGCGCCTTCGTTTAGGCGGTTTTAAGGCTAGCGTTCAAATTGACAAAGATTCTGCTAAAAGCCGTACCCAGTCCGAGCAGATTCGTGCAGATAACACCCTCGCTATTCTTGAGAAAATGTATGCAGATGAACTGCAAACAATCAGCAGGGCAAGTGCTAATGAAGTCAGCTTAATTGAATCTCGCCATCAAGCAGGAATAGACTCGACCCTTAAAGCCGGGCTGGCTCGCGCAGACGCAGTGCATGCAGGAGAGGAGAAGCAGCTTGCATTTATTAAAGAGGCAGGGGATAAAGAAACTGCAATGTATAGCGAGCGTATTCGCTCTATACAGGAGCAGTTTGCTTCTGGAAAAGTTAAGGCTGCAGAGTATAACAGTGAGGTACAAAAAGCAGCGAATGCGCACATCGCATTCCAGCAACGAGCAGCTAACGACGCTAGTACGATTAAAGATAATGTGTTTACTCGGCTTGCAAAAGCCGCTGACGCTGCTCAAGGTGAAATCAAGAAACTTTCTGACAGTTACCGTGAGTTTTGGGAAGGTGTAGCTAGAGAAGAAGCGGCCAATGCTTCTAAACAACAGTTTGAAATTAGTTCGCTAGGCTTGAGCGATCGTGATAAAGCTGGCGCGTCTGCTTCTTACAATACTCAAGCAAAAGCTATTGAAGAAGCACGTAAACAGCAAGATTTACTTACTCAAGCTCAAAAAGAGTATAACGATGCAGTCAGTAATTTAGAAGTCACCAGCTTAAACGGTAACACTGAAGTAGTTGCTCAAGTTGAAACTGCTCTTACTAAAATTTTGGTAATGAGTGAGCAACTTGATAAGTTGAAACTTAGGGCTGCTGAGGTTGGAGGCAAAGCTGCTGTTGATGCCTTGCAGCTTTTTGACGCTACACAGAGCCAAGATTTTGTGAAAGGTGTGGCAGGCGCTATTACATCAGGCTTGTACGAGGGCGGCCAGACAGGTAAGAAAAAGCTTCGTGATTTGATTGCGGCTGAGCTTCGTAAGCCTTTGACAATGTATATTAATGCGATTGTCCAATCGTTAGTAGGTAATTCAGGGTTGGCTGGGGCAGTTACAGGCTTAGGCAATGTGGGTTCAGGCTTAGCTAATGGTTTTAGTAATGTGGGGGCTTTCTCCTCTATAGCTTCTATGCTGGGTAATTTTAGTTCGGGGCTAACTGCAGGATTTAGTCAGTTTAGCTCAGGTGTGAGTACATTTGCTAGCTTAGCTAATGCTGCTGAAGTGGGGGGTTCGACTGGTTTGGGCATAGGCTTAGGCGCTGCAGGCCCCTGGATCGCTGGCGCTGTTGCTCTATACTCTTTAGTAAACAGCCTTACCCAAGGAGAAACGCGTACTGGTGGGCAATATGCCACAGGTGTGACGCCTAACGGTAATTACGGTGCAGGCACTACTTTTCTTAGCGGTCCTTCCGGTGGGCAAATTGAAGGTGACCAAGTAAAGTCAGCTATTGCTAGTACTGTGTCAGGTATTAATGCTGTATTGAAAGCTGTCGGTAGCAGCGCTACTTTGACAGGCTTTCAGGCTGCACTGGAAAGTTCCGGTAACGGCCGTGGCGGTGTGTATGCTGGCGGTACTTTAAGCACTGGCGCTCAGTTTGGGGAGTTAGGTTTAGGCGGTGGACGCAGTAACTATAGCGGTACTCTTTACGAGAGTACTAGCAGTAACAGCCCAGACGCTCAGGCAGCCTTAAAGAATTTTAGTACAGATTTGTTGCAAGCAACTGTTCAAGCCTTGCAAGCAGCTACAGACATTCCTAAAGCAATCAGTGATATGCTGAAAGGCGTAGACGCTGAAGCACTTTCAGTGGAAGCAGCCACAACATTAATTGCTAATGTCAATGCAATGGCGCAGTTTACGGCTGCTGCTCAAAAACTGCCTTTCACTCAATTGCATGACTTGAGCTTTGAAGCCGCAAATGGCATTATAGCTTTAATGGGCGGAATAGAAAATTTCTCTTCTACCCTGAGCAGTTATTATGACAATTTTTATACAGAGACTGAGAAAACACAGGCGGTTACTAACTCAATAACTGAAGCTTTTAAAGGCATGGGCCTTGCCTTGCCAGACTTGGCTGCGGGTAGTGATAGCGCTCGTGCGCAATTTAGAAGCTTAGTTGAAGCACAAGATTTGACAACCGATAAAGGTAGAGCAACTTATACTACCTTGCTTCAGTTGAGCGGGTCGTTTGCTCAGATAACGCCTATCACAGAATCGGCTACTGCAGCAATAGAAGATAATTCGGCCGCTCTTGCGCAACAGGCGCAGGCCTTAAAAGACCAAGAAATTGCTCTGAAAGAGACTATCTTTCAACTGGAGAATGCCAGCAATACAGAAGCATTGCGCGCACATGAATTAGAGAAAATTGCGGACGCAAATAAACCCCTGCAAGAAAGAATTTATGCATTGCAAGACGAAGCGGCAGCACTACAGCAAGCTGCTGACAAAACTAAGGCTTTGACCGACCAGCGTGTAAGTTTGGAAGCCGAGTTATTTAAACTGACGGCTAGTAGCGCTGAAGTACGCGCTGCGGAATTGGCTGCATTGGAGCCAGCTAACAGGGCTATCCAAGAACGCATTTATGCCTTGCAAGATCAGACTGAAGTAGAACAAGCTGCGGCAGCACAGACTAAGCAGCTTACAGATCAGAGAAAAGCTCTGGAAGAAGAACTGTTTAAGCTAACCGCAACCACGGTACAGATTCGTGAGAGAGAGTTAGCTGCACTCGATCCGGCTAATCAATCTTTACAACAACAGATCTATGCTTTGCAGGATCAAAAATCTGCTCTGGAAGCTTCGACTAGTGCTATACAAGAGCAAGCCAATGCGGCTAAAGCTATCGCTCAAGAACGCTACGGCCTAGAAACAACCTTACTGAACTTGCAGGGAGATACGGTAAGCTTGCGTGCTAGAGAACTAGATGCTTTGGATGGCAGCAATCGGGAACTGCAGTTACAAATTTATGCCCTACAGGATCAAGCCGCAGCAGCGACGGCTGCAGCCTCTGCGGCCGATCAACTGGCGCAGGCGCAGACACAGGCAGCGCAGGAGGCGCAGCGCGCTCAGGAAGCTTCTGCGCAGGCGGCAGCACAAGCCGCTGAGGCCATCAGCCAAGAGCGCTATGGGCTGGAAACTCAACTGCTTCAAGCTCAAGGCAACACAGCAGCCTTGCGGGCTAGAGAACTTCTACAATTGAACCCTATCAACAGGGCTTTGCAAGCACAGGTCTGGGCGCTGGAAGACCAAAAGACGGCGGCAGAAGCTGCTACGGCTGCACAGTCTGATTACAATCAGGCTTTAGATGACACGGCTGCGTTTATAACTGGTATTGCTAAAACAATCACTGAGTATCTTAACAATCTAGATGCAACGCCTGCAGGGGGTTTGAGCCCAGGTAAGCAACTTTCAAATGCACAAAGCCAGTACCAGCAGCAATTAACACTTGCCCGAGGGGGAGATAGAGACGCATTGTCTGGTATTACGGGTTACGCTGATAACTTGATTTCAGCACAGAAAAATGCTGCCACCAGTTCTTTGGAAATTAGGCGTGTAATTGCACAACTTAAAGCTGAATTAGGCGCTTTGCCACAGCAAGCTAATGTAAAGCCTGAAGAAGTAATTGTTAATGCTATTCAGGTTTCTACAGGCCTGCAGAATGCCGCCGGCGCTGAGGAAGCCGCACGCTTAGTTTTATCTGCCCAAATTGAAGCAGACAGGCTAATCGCTCAAGCGCAAGTTTCAGCAGCACAAACAATTGCTAATGCATCGGCAAATACCGGCTATCTGGGAAATGTAGCCTCTAGCAACACTTCTGCGACTGTGAGTGCTGTGAACGCTTCTGGCAATGCAACAGTCAATACTTTAATCGCAAAATTTGATAAGATTGATGCTAACACAGACGGTTTACTGACCGGGCCAGAACTGCGTGCTGCTTTAGGACCAGTCGCTACTGATAGTGTTTTACGCAGTATTTTTGCTACTCTGGATACCGACGGCGATCAGCAAATCAGTAAGTTGGAGGCAATTCGCGCTACTTCAGCTAATTTAGCTGCTAGCATTGCCCTTGGCTTAGCCCCTAATTTTGCGCTGTTGGATACAAGCGTGAACGGCTTGCTCGACCGGGACGAACTTGCGGCCGCATTAGGGC